TTCTTTGTGTCAGAATACTTGTACAGTTGAGTATACAAACCCAATGCTGTCATAGCACCTTTAACAATTTGAAAACGAACTCGCTTGCCTGCAAGTTTGTCAAACATACTTGCTTTTTCCATTTGAGTCTCAACACCATAACTTTTGCCGACACCGGGCGGGCCTGAAACAATCATCGCACGTATATCACCATTGATACACGCACGTGACATTTCATCAAGGACCTCGAAACGAGTAGCAATACGGTCCATTGCTTCCTGCTCTGTTTCTTTAACTGCTTCTTTCTTAAACTCTACTACAGCATTAGCCATAACTTTATCTCCATTTAAAAATTCAATATTATCAATCGCATCTACTAAGATTTTAATCTCAGCACTACGACCCGGGAACTGACCATCATTTTTAACAGTCACATAACTACCTTTTTTACTTGTCTGAAAACCCTTGACAAGTGTAAACACTTCACCTTTAACTGCTTCATTACGATATGAACCTGACAAAATACGAACTGTAGACATAGCTTCTCCTGTGTGTTAATCAATACAAGTATTATAGCATGAATGCCATTTATTGTCAAATTAAGCTACCTTACGAAAATACATGTAGGGCAAGCCCAATGTATAGCACAAGTACTCATCATCACCTTGAGTGTCCTCAGCTTCGTGGATCCAGCGAATTGCTGTTGCACGGTCCTTAGCACCTGAAAAGATCAGGTCACTAACCCTTTTCTCAAAAGAGAAAATTGCATGTTGTTCTGCCTGAACACGGACCTTTTCTTCGGCCTCAATAGCTACACCAAGTCCTTCAAACTCAGCTTCAAAATCCTCAAGGGTCCAGTGTGAAGTGTCAACCCCGCGAGGGCGAACACCGTAAGCGTCCTTGTACATATCCCAATATATAGATTGGGCTTGTTCCAATTGCGTCAACTCTTCCCAAGATTTGAATTCTGTAGTCATTTCGTAGTCCTCTTCTTTACTGTCTAAGATTCTATTATAGCAGAATACCCATTTATTGTCAAATTTTGGCTATCAAACTAGCATGAATTTCATTCATTTCCGACTGCTCTACATAAAAATCTGACTTAGGATCGTAGTACTGGCCTTCTTTGTTGTCATAATACAACACTCTTCCGGAGAAATTGAACGGGCTTTCTAGACCGTTTCTAGGACCATACTTTGTACGCATTTCGTCCATCTGATATTTGTCAGCAACAACTTTGTAACTCATAAGACCCTTTTAACTGAATAAGACTCTATTATAGACCCAAATTGATTTATTGTCAAATTTGGGTCTGTTGTTTTTATACAACTTCGTTTACAGTATAGTTATAGCGCACATAACTTACGTCACGGGAACCACCATAACCACAAAATACACGACTGTTTTCTACCAAAGTAGCACGGCCGGCACGTGACATATCACGGGCTAATATGTACCAGTTAGAGCCTTCTACTCGGCGAGAATAACCATTTGCATTCATCATTTCTAGTACATCAAAAGTAAAACTACGCATTTTTTTCTCCTTTTATTTAATATACCCATAGTATAGCAGGAGATCCATTTATTGTCAAATTTAGATTGCCGACCAATTTAATAATTGATAGTATTGTAATTCATCATACTTTTTAGGATAGCATGTGCCTTCTATACGTATTTGACCATTGGTAAAAATCTTATCCCAAATATGTTTCAATGGGTTCTTTGGTTCAATTGTAATCAAATGAGCATTGTCATTACTATCCTTTAACCAATATTCAAAATGTTTTACACGTTTGTTAGTTTTGTAAAAACTTGTTATAGGAGTTAGTGTAGTAATTTTTTTAACACTATCTATGTTACTGAAATTAGTTATTTCTAAATTAATTTTTCTTTTGAGCTGGTCAAATTGAATATCGTATTCATAGAATTCAGGCAATCTGTAAATGAGTGGCAATAATTCTTCTGTGACTTTTTTACCATCACCATGAATAAATTTATTCAGGTCTTGTCTATAGGCAGACAACTTAACACTTTTAAGAGTCCATAACATAATTTTTTTGCTGAAATAATCTCTTATCTCATTAGCACGAATCCTATCAGGTTCTTCTATTTTTCTGAATAGGTGATCATCTAATAATGTAGTAACCGATGCATTTAAGCTACCGCCCTCATTTTTGATATCACGCAATCGTTTCCATGTAACGCTCAATGCTAGTATATCTTCAGTGGCTTCAATTACTTCATAACGTTTTACATAATCACTTCTATTAATGTTTTTAAACAAGTTTTGAAGATAACCATCATCCAACGATATTGGGTTGATAGATAACGGACTAATATTGTTCATTCCACTACCACCAGATCCAGTTATTGTTATTGTGTTACTGCTATATGTATTGTTAACCAATTGTAATATCCTCCATACCGGCTGCTCTCAATCTGACAATATGACCCAACATAAAGTTTTTTGATTCTAATGCCTTCATTATACCTAACCAACGATTTCGTAGTAATGCTACTTCATTAATAAGTGTTTCAAAATCTACTACTTCATCTTCACCATCTACATACTTTTCAGCATCACGGCTTGTCAATGCTCTGTTATACGCTTCTAAATATTTTTGAAAATGCTTTCGGCGAATTTTTCGTAATTGGATATTGAGATAGTTCAATACTGCTTCTATCTCTTGTAGTTGATTAAAACGATGTTCGGTCATCCCGGGTAATGCGGCAATGTTCTTTTCAACATTGCCGTATACCTTCACCTCTTGTTTTGCAGATAATAGTTCATTCTCACAATGAGATATGAAATCGGGTATCACAGCTAGATTAGATGTGATCCTGGTGTACCAATTTGACATTTAATCCCATTCTTCTTGGTCTTCATCTTCGTCATATTCTTCGTACTCTTCGCCATCTTGTTGGTCAGTATAACCTTTTAATGCTTTAAGTACCTCTTTGTCATTCTTAAAAGAATCTTTAATGTCACTTGCTTCGTAATTATTATCAATTAACAAATTAATCAATGTGTCAGCCGCATCACTACGGTCATTGAAATCAATATGGGTACGTAATGCATCCCATATTTCTGCTGTAAATGCTAAACTCATTCTGTACTCTCCTCCTCAGGTGTTACAGTACTTATCTTTGATGTTGATTTTTGACCATACTCACTCATTACTATATCTAAGCAACCGTCAGTATTTGCTTCCCAGCCTTTACGAAACTTCTTAATGATTTCNCCATCAAGTGTTGTGTAGACCAGTGAGTTACCTTCTTTCTTAACAAGTTCAGCCTTCTCAATCATATCTAATAATCCTGAGTAAGGGCTCATACCTGACTCATAAGGAATCTTAACTTGAACTGATTCAAATGGTTTCGCATAACGAGTTTTCATAATCTTACATGCCGCACGAATACCTCGCACTTCACTAATCTTATTACCATCTTCATCTTCTTTAAGTTTCAGTTTCTTCATAGCAACAACGATACTTGATGCGTAAACGAAACCTTGACCACCACTGATTTTATCATCTGGATCAAACATATCTTGACTAGCATATGTGTGATTAGTAGCAACTAGACCAATGCCTAGTGAACCAAACATGTTAACACAGTTACGGACAAGTGCTGTTAGTGCTTTAGGCTTACGACCCATATCACCTTTCATATCACCTGCTTCAAACTGATTAACGTCTGTGGGAGTTAACAACATACCCAATGAATCAATTACAAACAATACCTTAGGACGATCTGTTTCTGGTAGTGTTTTGTAATCTTTAACGAACATAGAAATAGTTTTTCCTACTTCGTCAATCATTGCCATGTTTAGTTTAAGCAACTTGTTGTCATCAGTTGATACACCAAGTGCGTGTAACCATGCTTCGTCAAGGGCATTTTCTGAGTCAACTAAGACTACAAAAATTCCTTGTTCTTGTGCATGTCGGACGAGGTTTCCTGAGCAGATGAACGATTTCCCGGCGCCCGATTCTCCGGCAAAGACAGTAACTTTACCAAGAGGTACGCCTTTATTAAAATCACCGCTAATGAGGTAGTTGAGAGCATAATTTCCTGTCGAGATCCAGTCAGTAGGATCGTTAAATCCTATTGATAGACCTTCAATACTTTTTGTAATGTCCTTACGGAACTTACTAATGTCAAAAGGTTTTGCCATTTCAACTTTCCATTTCCATTGCCAATGCTTCTTTGATTACAGCAAACAATTCATCGTCTGTTGTACAAAGAATCTTACAATTTTTCCATTCATTATCTGTGTCTCTCCCACTCACTTCAATCATAAACCCGTTATCGTAACGGTTGACAGTAAATGATTCATTTACTTTGTTTAGTTTTTCTAGGTATTTCATATTATTTCCTTTATTTTGCGTGTACACCATTAGTATACATATTGATCGTTTGTTTGTCTAGCATATCTGGACATTTTTCTGCGATAGATTCTAATTCCCAATCATTTGGGTAATGACGTAATGCACCTCTAGCCCTATCTCTAATGATACTAGGAACACGTGGTGTTTTACCTGGATCGCATAATTCTTCCAATAGTTTTTTACCTTGCTTAATGGCGCGGTATCTTTCGTCACTTGTTGTCATGGAGTTCTCCTTAGGTAGGGAGCAAATGCTCCCTATTACCTTTTAAGACTTGTTTTGTCTAGCACGAATCATTGCTAGAATGTCTTGTGCTTTGNCACTTGATGGTTGTGCTGTAGGAATCTTAATAGATTCGGCTGCTGCCATTGCATCTTCTTCCCACGGTGCAGTAGAAGTTTCTGCTACGGGTGCTGTTGCGGGTGCTCTAGTTTCAGTAGTAGCTGTTTGTTTTTCCGCGGTCGCTCCTGCAGGTGCTTCTAGTCCCCAAGG